ATCCTCTTCTGCACGTCTTTGGGTGCGCCCTTGTGCGGGTTGTTGAGCGCCTCGTCAATCAGCAGCGGCTGGCGCTTCGGGGGCTTTGCGTGCGCTGCCTGCATCAGTGCCATGGATAAGGCAAGGGCGGGCGACTTCTTCATGACTTCCGGGTTGATGTTCAACCTCGGAGGCTTCGCCTTGCGCTTGTGTGCCATGGTTTTTTAATCCGTGTAGGGTGTGCTCACGATGGCGACGTTGTCGTCGCCCCTCTTGATGGCCTGCTTGGCCATTCGCCTTATCTTCTTGTTGACCTGCGTTGTGGTGAAGTGCCCGCCGGGCGTGTGGCGACCACGAACACAAGCCCTGCAACTGCATGCGGGATGCTCGTTCCTTTTACTTGATGTCTGCATCCTTTCCCTTTCCTTCCAGTGCGTCAGCGAGCGCGTTCAGCAGCCACGCGATGTAAGCGTCCTCGGGCTTGGGTTCCCCCGCAGGCGGAGCGGTGTAGTGCTGCGCGATATTGCGTGCAGTTGTTATCAGCGTGCTGGTTGCCATGGGCTTGCGCTCCTCGGGTGGTTCGGGTTGCGGTTTCGGTTGCAGCAGCTTGTTGCCCTGCATGGGGGTTATGGTGGTGGGCGGCACGGGCCTGAGCGGCGGCGTGATAGTTGGCACGGGTGCGAAGCCGAAGCCGGGGATGTTGTTCTCTTGTGCGTCCTCGGGCTGCACGTCCGCGTCGTACGCCGCAGCCACGATCAGGTTGGAGTTGTAGAGTTCCACCCAGCGTGGATTGCGCAGCAGCACGGGCCTGCCGTTCCTTGAGGTGAGCGTATCGGTGGTGACGAGAAGGTCGGGCGTCAACCCCGCCTTGGCCATGGCGTCCATCCTGCGCATTGTTTCGGATTTGATGGTCATGTGGTTACCTTGAGCAGGCCGATGTTGGATACCGCGTAGCCGCCGAAGACCAGCGCCATCGCGAAATTCTTTTTCAGAATCTGGTCCACTGCGACCGCCGCGTAGATCAAACCCACCAGAATTATCAGCCATGCGCTCACTTGCGGACCCACTCGGTTCCGGCGCGGCCCACGGCTGCGGGGTTGTCCACGAACAGCCAAACCACAAAGGCGATGCCAATCAACACCAGCACTGCCTTCCAGCCCGACCTGTCGGGTCTTTCATCCATGATGGTTCTGCCTTTCATTGTCGTTGTCGTTGACGAGGTGGTGGTTGAAGTGCGCTGGGATGGTGAAGTCGAAGCGCAATGGTACGTCTGGGGTATCCTCCACGCTTGTTGCGGGCTTGGTGCGCAGGTCAGAGGTATTGCACTTGCTGAATCCCTGCGCTTGGAGTCCCTGCTTCTGCATTGCCTTCTCGCGTGCGGCTGCGAAAAACTTGGGCCAGTTCTGCTCGTTGACCGGGAGTGCTGCATGCTCACGCTGCGTGCGGTAGTACCACTGGCGATACTCCGCGCTCTTTGCGCCGCCGAACAGCGCACGATGGCGTCGATACACGCGCTGTGTGCTGACTGGGTTGTTGTGTGCCTCTTCCTTAGCCCGTGCGTAGAACTCTGGCCACAAAAGATCGGAGCGTCGGGCCTGCGCCTGCATGTCACGATACCAGTTCATGTATTCGGGCGTGCCTGCCCTGAACGGAGGTGCGTACTGGCCATGTTTAGACCAGCGTGTGCGTTGTATGGACAGCTTGTGTGGATTGCGAGCCACGTTGTCTCCATAGTGCATGCGCCGTTGGTACTTACGACAGCCTGCGCACAGCGGCTGTTTTCCATGGTAGTCCTGCTTACATGCAGTGCATTTATTCATGGTAGCGTCCTTTTGTGGTGGGTAATGGAGTCTACCATGTAATTACGCGAACGGTACAAAAGTGGGATGCGCTCGAAACGGCCAAAATAAGTCCCACATAACATTGGGAAATGAATGTTTCGCTGCCCTAGGAGGCCAAATTTTGGATGAACGCCTTTTTTAGAAAACCTCGCGTACCCAATCCGGGTTTGGGAAACGGGGTCGCGTACACGTACCCTCTAAATCTCTTACTAATTAGATATATAAGAGTAATAGAGTAGTAAGAAGGCGTTTGCACATGGAAAAAGTTGTATCCGATGCCTAAAAGTTGTTATGCGAAAAATTCACCGCTGCGTAATAACTCTGCCATAAACCCCGATTTTCCTATGGAAACAAGCTGATAACTGGTGCGCGTGATAGTTGCGAGGGCCGAAGCCCTCGCCGCTACCATACTTCTACTACATTATTGACTCGTCTTGTGGAGCTTGCGTACCCCGCCCGGTTGTACGGCGCAGCGGCCCCTAGCTTTCCGGTTTAACGTGCGTACCAGATACCTATACGCACGGCCTGACGCAGCAGGCTTACTTCCCCATGCACACTAACACTAGCAAGCTGTGCATATGTGTATGGGGAAGCAGGCACCTTGCGGTGCCTGCGCCCCTGATTCCCCTTCCCTTGATGCGTACTACTTACCCGACCGCCGCAACCATGGCGGGCACGATCACCGGCAGAGTTGCCGCTTCCCGTGCCGCGAGTGAGGCGTCGATCTTCTCGCCCTGTTCGATCACGTCCTTGTCGACCGTCATCGTCTTGAGCACCTTCTCCGCGTTGATCTTGTTGAACGCGTTGCGGACCGCGTGGAGCACGTCGGCATTGGCGACCTTGTTGGCGGGGTCGAGCATCACCTTCTCCATGCGGGCGATGAAGATGCGCGTCTGCTTCTCCATGTCGTACTCCGACACGATCTCCGCTTCGCGCTTCGCCTCGTCCCACTTCGTGCCGACGATGATGGCGGCGTACTCTTCCGTCATCACGCGGTCGGTGATCCCGTGCTTCGCGTTGAGGAAGAAGGCCAGCTTCTTGTCGGCCTTGACCCACGCGAAGTTGCCCAGCTTCTCGAAGTAGGCGACCAAGCTGTCCTTGCGGAGCGACTTGGTGCCACCGATGGCGTCGAGCAACGCATTGGCCACCGCGATGTTGCCGTCGGTGATGCTGACGTTCACGGCCCAGACCGCGACTTCCTGAATCTTGTCGCGGGTCACGACCGCCGACTTGGTGATCGCCTTGAGGGCGACGGCCAAGGACTTCTCGTCAAACGACTTGATGGTGTTCATCTTGCTGATTCTCCCGTTCAAGGGTTCGTTGTACTACCGGACCCGCACCGACTTGACGATGCGGATTGTTACGCCTTGCGCGTTGCTCACGATGCACAGCGACGGCTTGGCATTCTTGGGCTTGTGGTAGCCCCACAGCTTCGGCTTGTGCGCCTTTGCGGGCGCAGTCGCCTCGGTGTTGAACTGCTTGCACTGCATTGGCGTCCCGCGAGTGTTCCGGGCGACGCCGCCAATCGACTTCACGTATCTGATGCGTTGCATGCTGTTGCTCCTGTCCGTTACTCAAGCGCCCTAGATGCGGGACGCTTGAGTAACGGCGGGCGTTATGGGCCGTGGGATACGATCCCTCGGCTTTGCGCCCGCCGCTTGAAACAGGAAAATCAGGTTGCCCCCTATCGCGGAGCGACTCGGCAACGCTTCTCTCTGACGCGTTGCATCGACGTGGTGCCATTACTGGCAGGTCACACGCAGGTCGTTTGCCATGCGATGACGACTAGATTCGCATGCAGCGGACACCGTTTTAGACGGGAGTGCTATCCACTCCGGGCCACGATGAACAGTGGACACGTTGGATCGCGCCGGTTGGGACACATGCGACTCCGGCCAGACGAGAAGGCCACGGCAACGGCGCGCACACACTTAACCGTGCGTCACCGAAGCGATCTTCCGCCCGAGCAAGGCCGGGATGCTCTGCCGCACCTTGCACATGTGGCGAGGCGTACGGGGGACCGGGATGGGCCAAGAGGGGGTCAGCGTCAGCCCTTTTTCACCCGTTTCTCTCTATACAAAACCCAAAAAGTACGATATACATACTTTTTACTCACGAAAAAGGTGAACCACACGATGGCTACACGCACGCGCTACAACTTCCTCATCGGAACGAAGACGCTCGCCAGCTTGCAGACGCTGGCAAAACGAGACGACACTAGCGTCTCCGAACTCATCCGACACGCGATCAAGCACACCTATGGACGCCCCGGACCAAACATCAACGCCGATAATCGACCTCCCGTACCCGGTCCTGAACCCGGCCAGCAGCAATCTGGCTGAAAAAGCGCTCCGGGTGCCCCCGGAGATGGTGTTGCAGATCGCGAGCGGGCTGGACGACCCGCTTGAGATCGCCCTTCGCTACGGCTACACCGAGGAGCAGTTCACTTCACTGCAAAACTGGCAACCGTTCCAGCAGGAAGTCGCCAAAACAAGGGCTGAAATCGAGAAATCCGGCTTCGACTTCGTGCTCGACAGCCGCCTCAAGGCGAAAGAACTCTCCAACGTGATCTTCCTGCGCGCGATGCGTACCGACGCGACGTTCGGGCAGGTCCACGACGCATTCCGCACTTTCACCGAGTTCGCTGACCTCAAACCCAAAACCACCACCCAAATCGACCCGCGCAACCCGAACGCGCCCGCATTCAGCATACAAATCGTCTTCGGCGGCGAGCCGAAACCCAGCGGCAAACTCGCCGCCGCAATCGACGTGACACCCACCCCCGCCGAACCCCCGCCCGTGGAGATCATGGGCAAGGAGAACCCGTTCGTGGTGATCGAACCAGAGTAAAGTGCGTGGCAACCAAGAATCCACACGTCATGCACACTCCATGGTCGACACGCCGAAGCCGGACCAGTTGCCGATGCTCACCAGAATTTCCCTTCTGGAAGCAAAGGTCCGTCTCATCTCCATCGTGCTGAAAGGTTTCGTCGCCCTGATTGCAACGAGCCTCGTCGCCTACTTCTTCGGCTACCACTAACCATGGACGACGCGAACCTCCACCCCTACCGCAACCGCGTACGCATCGAGAGCGCGGAGTTGGAGCAAAAGCTGGAACGCCTGCGCGTGTTCATGCACACCGCGCAGTTCACGGCACTGACGAGGATCGAGCGGGAGCGACTGACGCGGCAGGAGACTGCAATGGCAAGCTACGCGGCGGTGTTGCGCGAACGCATCCTCGCTTTCTGAGGAGACACACCATGACGCTCGGACTGCTGTTCTGGATTTTGATGCTCTTCTGGGCGCTGGGCTACGGCTACGGGACGTTCCGCGCGCCCTCTCTCGCGTGGCCGGTGATCGTGCCCAACATCCTGCTCTTCATCCTGCTGCTCATCCTCGGCTGGCAGAGCTTCGGCGCACCGATCAAATGAGCCACACAAAATGAGCCTCGGAACCCTTCTTCTCATCGTCTTGATCCTCATCCTCATTGGGGTTCTGCCCCGCTGGCCCTACTCTAGTAATTTCGGCTACGGCCCCTCGGGTCTTGTCGGCTTGGTCGTCGTCATCCTGATCGTGCTGCTCCTCATGGGGAGGTTGTGATGAAACAGAAAAACTCGCCGCTCGATTGGCGCAAGCACGACACATTCTCGGACCACTGCTGGTGCAAGCCCAAGCGCGACACGCAGCAGCCGAACCTCCTGATCCACAACGACGGCGTGGGCGTGGACGCACCGCGCAAGCCCCGCGCGGACACACACCCGTCACAACCGAAGGAGTAAAATCGCCATGCCCAGCACGACGCCGAAACAGAAGCGCACCATGGCGGCGGCGAGTCACGACCCGAAGTTCGCCAAGAAGCTGGGCATACCTGTGAAGGTTGCCAAGGAGTTCAACCGCGCGGACGCTGGCACCACGGTCCGCAAACCCCGTAAAAAGTAAAAGGAGACACCACATGTTTGCACTGCTGAAGTACGCAAGCGGCGTACAGCAACTCGTCGAGATCACCCCGATCTCGGCCACCGACCCCGGCTTCGGCGTCGGCGCGCCGCCGACCGACCCCGGCTACGGCCAAGGCCACCCGTTCCCCGACCGACCCGGTCACGACCTTCCGTGGGCACCCGCTCGCCCCGGCCATGGTCTTCCCGGTTCTCCCGGTCATCCGGGCAACGCGCTGCCGGTCCCACCGGTTCGCCCCAGCAACCCAATCACGCTGCCGCCGGGAGTCTGGCCACCGATGCTGCCACCCACACCGGGGATCGACAACGAACTGCCAACGCCACCTCCCGGTACGGCGCGGCCACCGATCTACATTCCGCCGGACCCCTCCATCGGCATCGAGAACCCCATCGTCCTGCCGGAACTGCCAGCGGGTGTCGCGCTGCTGATCGCGCTGCCGCAAGCAACACCAAAGGCCGGTGATCCGCCGAACACCAAGCCAGCCATTCTTGTGCAGTCTGGCAAGAAGCCGGTGCTGGTGTACGTGAGCGCCGCCGCCTCGCCGAAGTAAAGTAGGAGATGCCCGCCGCGCTTGCAGAAGCCGCTGCCGACCACGCGCTGGTTTACCAGCCGCCGCCATCGGTTCAGGGGTTTCTGCAAAGCGAGGCGTTCATCTCGCTCATCGTAGGGCCGGTCGGCAGTACGAAAACGACTGCTGGCCTCATGAAAATCTGCTACCACGCCAAGCGCATGGCGGCGTGCCGCGACGGCGTGCGCCGGTCGCGCGCGGTGTGGGTCCGCAACACGAACGAGCAGTTGCGCGACACCAGCATCCCCGACTTCCTCAAGTGGTTCCCCGACGGCATCGCGGGGATTTACCTCAAAACTGGTACGCGGTTTATCCTGAAGTTCGACGATGTCGAGTGCGAGGTGCTCTTCCGTGGCTTGGACGACGCGAACGACGTGCGGCGGCTCCTCTCGCTGCAAGCGAGCTTCGCGATCTTCGACGAGTTCCGCGAGATTCACAAAGACATCTACGACGCGATGCAGGGTCGGCTGGGACGCTACCCCGACAAAATGATGGTGAAGCACCGCCCCGAGTGGGGGCGCGACAAGGAAGGCCACGTCATCGCGGGCTGCGTCACCGACGAGGGCGCGCAGAACAAGCATCTGTGGGGCATGAGCAACCCGCCGGACATGGACACGTTCTGGGAGCAGTTGCTCGTCAACCCGCCCGAGAACGCAGAGGTCTTCTTCCAGCCGTCGGGGCTGGACGCATCCGCCGACTGGCTGGAGTTCCTGCCCTCCGAGTACTACGCGAACTTGGCGGTGGGCAAGAGCGAGGAATGGATCGCGGTCTACATCAAGGCCGAGTTCGGCAAGAGCTTGGCGGGGCAACCGGTGCATCGCTCGTTCCGGTCCGACTTCCACGTCGCCAAGCAGCCGTTGATCGCGCTGCGCGGGGGCGAGAACATCCTGCTCGCGTCCGACGCGAAGTACCCACTCTTGATCGGGGTGGACTTCGGACTCACACCGGCTGCGGTAATCGGCCAGATGGACCCACGCGGACGGCTGCTGGCGCACCGCTCGCTCACCTCCGAGGGGATGGGTAGCTTGAGGTTCATCCGCGAGCGCCTGAAGCCGATGCTCGCCAACGAGTTCGGCGGCATCCCGGTGCTCGTCATCGGCGACCCGGCAGGAATTCAAAGAGCACAAACGGACGAGCGCAGTGTGTTCGACGTGTACAAGGCCGAGGGCTTCCGCATCGTGCCGGGAAAAACGAACGCGATACCGGGGCGGTTGAACTCCGTGGACAACTGGCTCTCGCGTCAGATCGACGGCGGCGCGGCGCTGCTGATCGACGCCCGCTGCAAGCCGCTGATCCACGCTTTAAGGGGTGGGTATAGGTACAAAATAAGTACAAAGGGCGAGGTCGACGAGAAGCCCGAGAAGAACGCCTCGTCGCACGTCTCGGATGCGTTCCAGTACCTGTGCATGCACGCCGACCCCGGCGGCATCGGGGGCGGGATGTTCGTGGCGGCGCGGCGCAACGTGAAGAAAGTCGCGTACGTGTACTGAAGTGCTAACATCGCGCGCACAAACGGGAGAGATACATGGCACTTGGACTGCAACCACCGCCGCAAGCACCTATGCCCGGCGGCTTCGGCGTCCCTGCCGTCCCCATGCCGAGGGGACAGATCACCGCTCCTACCGCTCCTTCCATGCTCGCCGCGCCCACGGGTGTGACGAGTGTCGGCGGCATCCTCCCGATGCAATCGCTCAAGTCGGTGCTCGAAGAGCAGAAGAAAGCGAGCGAAGTCCAGCAGCACCAGCCCATCATCACGGGCCTCGCGAGCCTCGTGCGCCAGCACTGGTCGACCGCGCGTTTGGCAAGAGAACAAACCGTCGAGCAGCGCATGTTCAAGAGCCTGCGCCAGCGCCGGGGCGAGTACGACCCCGACAAGCTCACCATGATCCGCCAGCAGGGCGGCTCCGAGATTTACATGATGCTCACGAGCAACAAGTGCCGTGGTGCATCGGCGTGGTTGAGAGATGTCCTTTTGGGGTCAGGATCGGATAAGCCGTGGACGCTCAAGCCCTCGCCGATTCCCGCGCTGCCGCAGGAAGTGCTCGACGAGTTGCGCCAGCGCGCGGTGACCGAGGTGCAGGGCTACATCATGGCGAGCGGTGAGCAGGTGCCGCCGACTGAACTCAGAAAATTTCTCACTGGACTGCGCGAAGAGTTCTACAACTCTTTGTACGATGGAGCGAAGAAGCAGGTCGAGCAGATGGAGCACAAGATGGAGGACCAGCTTGTCGAGGGTGGCTTCATCGACGCCTTCGACGAATTCTTGGACGACCTCACGACGTTCCCCGCCGCGATCCTCAAGGGGCCGGTGGTGCGCAACAAGAACAAGTTGCAGTGGAAGCAGACGGGTGAGGGTCAGTACGAGCCGGACGTGAAGGAGGAGTTGGTCCTCGAATGGGAACGTGTGGACCCGATGATGTGCTACCCGAGTCCGTCATCGAGCGCAATCGACGACGGCTACTTCATCGAGCGCCACAAGATGCGCCAGCAAGACCTCGAAGCCCTCATCGGGGTGGAAAGCTACGACGACGGGGCCATACGCAAGGTGCTGGAGGACTACGGCAGGGGTGGATTGCAGGAGTGGATATTCGTCGATAGCGAGAAAGCCTTCGCCGAGGGCAAGTCCACCACAGGTGTGATGCAAAACCCCGACCGCAACATCGACGCGCTGCAATTCTGGGGCGTGGTTTCGGGCCAGATGCTCATCGACTGGGGTATGGGCGAGGACGAGGTGCCCGATCCGGCCAAGAGCTACCCGGTGGAGGTGTGGGTCATCGGCCCATACGTCATAAAAGCGCTCCTAAACTACCATCCGCTGGGCCAAAAACCGTACTACAAGGCGAGTTACGAGGACATTCCGGGCCTATTTTGGGGAAATTCGGTCTGCGACCTCGTAAGAGACTGTCAGGACGTGTGTAATTCGGTCGGAAGAGCGCTCGTGAACAACGCCGGGATCGCTTCCGGCCCTCAAGTGGGCATGAATTCCGACCGTTTGCCGCCCGGCGAGGACATCGAGCAGATGTACCCGTGGAAAATCTGGCAATTCACGTCCGATCCGATGGGAAGTACCGCAGAACCCATCATTTTCTTCCAGCCGAAGCTCAATGTGGCCGAATTGATGGCCGTTTTCGAGAAATTCGCGATTCTGGCCGACGAATACTCGTCGATTCCCCGCTACATGACCGGCGACTCGCCCACGGGGGGCGCAGGGCGCACCGCGTCGGGCATGTCGATGCTCATGACGAACGCAAACAAGTCGATGAAGCAGGTGGTGAGCAACATCGACAACAGCGTCATGACTCCTCTGCTGGAAAGGCTGTATTTCTACAACATGAAGTACGGCGACGACCCCGCGCTCAAGGGCGACGTGCAGGTCGTGGCCAAGGGTGCAGTCGGCGTGGTCGCCAAGGAGTCGGCGCAGGTGCGGCGCAACGAATTCCTCAACGTCATCGGCGCGAATCCGGTGTTCACGCAGGTCGTCGGTGTCGACGGCATCTCGGCGATCCTGCGCGAGGCCGCGAAGAGCCTCGACATGGACCCCGACGCTATCGTGCCGCCGCAGTTCAAGGTGAAGCTCGCGCAGTTGATGGCGGCGCAGCA